TTTAAGTTGGTATTAACAACCAAACTGATATTACATCAAGTTAGCTACTTTAACTCTTTGGTAGTATCTGTTTGAGTTAGCAGAACCAGCGTCATTTACTGCTGTAGCAGCACCTGAAATCGCACCAGTTTCCGCAAATGGGTTCGCTACTAGACCATATCTAGTTTTGAAACCGATTTTCGGCTGGAAAGTGTCCTGACCAACTGCTCTAACCATTTGTAAAGGTACATATGGGCAGTAGAATAAACCTGCGTCATATGGTGAAGTACCTTTGTAACCAATAACATAGTATTGTTTACTAGATGAGTTAGCAGAGTACGGATCAATGTACACTTTGTATCTGCCGTTAAGAACACCAGCAAATGTATTGCCTGTGTCATCAACTGATAGATTGTTGTTTAATGCTGGAGTATAGTCTAAAACGCCTGCCATTTGTAATGCACTAGCAACATCAGCAGAACAGATAATAATATTACCTTTTCCTCTTCTTGTTCTTTGTGCAATTCTGTTAGCGTCTCTTTCTAATTGGAACATCAAACCTTTAAATCTTTCAACTGACCATCTTCCGTTGGAATCTGTGTCTAAGTCAAAGATACCTGGTGTTGTAACATTACCAGTTTGTGCGCCTTTTTCAGCATTGACATAAACCGTTCTTACAACTTCTCTGTTGATTTCCGCAAGGATCTCAGCAGATAGAATGTTTGCAAGTTCAGTCTCAGCGTCTAAACCATGGATTGCTTTTAAGTCTTGTGCAAGTTCCATAGTGTATTCTGCTTTAAGAGCTCTTGATTTAGCAGTCACCGTTGATTTCTCAATTGAGAATGCCATTTCAGCGAATTGGTTTCCGCTGTCATCACCTAGAGCTTCAGCAGCTGCTGTAGTCATTCCACCACCTTTTGTGTAAGTACCTGGTGAGCCGTCATTTAATACAGCTGGGTTAGTACCTGAGTGGTCTTCTGTAGTGAAGCCATCAACGCTTGAACCAGCAGCGTTTCGACCTGTATAGTCGGAATCTGCTTCGTCAAACATAGCTTCGTTTCCAGTTTGTGAAGTATATCTACTTCTCATTGCAAAGATAAGGCCAGTTGGTCCAGTCATTGGCTGAACGCCAGCGATATCATATGCGATTAAGTTTGGCATAGCTCGTCTTACGAGTGAAATTAGGATTGGGTCCCAATTTGCTACACCACTACCTGTAGAGTTGGTAGGAGCTGCTTCAGACATAAACGCTCTGTCTTCTTTTAAAGCTGCTTCCTGGTTTTCCAAGATTACAGATGTAACGGCACGCCTATAAGGATCCGAGATTTTTGGTAAATCCGGATGCTCTAGGACTGGCTGCCATTTTTTTTCATGTGTTTCTGAAAGATACATGTATTTTCTCCCTATTGCTTTTTTCCGTTAAGATATTTTAATATCTTTTGTTTTACTTATAGCGGCGGTATAAGCAGCCATTGCATTTGATAGGTCAACATTATCTGTTGAACCACCAGCCGCCACATCCTCTAAACTCTCATTTACATTTGATTTTTTGATTCCAAAGTATGATTCCTTAACGGTCTGTACCTTGTTTCTAAAATCATCAGCAGATGAGTATTCAATTTCTTCTGTCAGTTTGAAAAACTTTTCTTTAGATGTATCTGCTAAATCGTAAGCTGCTTCAGCTATGATTTGCGTTCTTACATACTCAGAGTTTTGTTTTGCAAGACTAACATTCTTCTCAACCTCTTCATTGAGTTTGTTTTCCAAAGTCTCAATCTTTTGTGCTTGGTCTTCTAGCACATCATATTTTTCATCTGGAACATCAATGTAGTGGTCTTCGAAAAGTTTTTTCAAGCCAGAAATAAAATCTTCAGCGATTTCGCCTTTGATTCCTCTTTCTAATGCAACTTCGTTGTCTTTCATCCACTCTTCTACTACATAGTTCAAGTAGGAATCAACTTTTTCAACGAGTTCTGCTTTAGCTTTAGTTGTCTCTTCTTCGAATTTAGTTTGAAAGTCTGTTTCCATCTCTTCAGCGATTTCTTTTACTTTAGATTTAATCGCCGCTTCGAATACGGTTGCAGCTTTCTGTTTAAATTCTTCGGATAAGTCTGCTTCTCCAGCTACAAGAGCGTCAACATGTTCAGTTACATCTAAGTCTTCTTTTTTAGTTGCTTCTTCTTTGTCGCCGTCTTTTTTATCTGCTTTCTTGTCTAAGTATTTTTTTAGACCGTCTGGCATTTCGCCTTCGTTTACAACTTCATCCGATTTTTCTGTTTCTTCGACTTTAGCACTTTGACCTGGTGTTGCAACCTTAGTTACACCAGCATCCGTGTCAGGATTACCAGCAGTATCAGGTGTTCCACCTTTGTCAGCAGTAGCGCTAATTTCATCAGAAACTTTTTTAGTTTTCTTTGTTGCGTCAGGATTGCTGTCTGTAGGTTTAACTACCGCTGGACCTAAATCTTCTGCCTCATTTGACAAATGAGTAGGCTCAGCCGCTACAGCATTCTTTTTGGGAGCGTCCGCTTGTGGATTACTAGCCTCTGCCACAGCTGCCGCTTCTAACGCCTCAATTTTTGTTTCTGTATCGGCCATTGAGAATTCTCCCCTTTATTAGTCGTTTCTTAAAAATAAAAAACTAGTTTTTTGTTTTTTCATAAGATATTTATACTTTATAGATTTTTAAGAAAGTTTGCAAAGACTTTTGCCTTAGCTTCCGCTAATGCTCTGCTCTTAGCACTCTTAATCTCATTCTTCCAAGCTTCAATATCTTTCTCAATTAAAACGCCATTATTCCAAACCCACTCTTTATTTTCCATAATGCCTTCTACGAAAGCGTCTGGAGCTGAGGGGTCAGCAACAATGTCGGCGGCAGTAGCTAAATAAAAGTCATCTTTGACCACATTAGCTCCACCTGATTGCATAATAGAACCCATACCTCGACTAGATACTCCTAATTGAGCACCTTCATCAATAAGACTTTTTACAATCTTACCGTATGGTGTGTCCATTATCTTTGCTTCACCAATAAAATTATTACCATCTGGATAGAGCTTGCTAATCATATGACTAACTCTCTCTAAGTTTACGGTTGGACCATCTGGATGACCTAACTC